GCATCCTTAAGGGGCATCCTCACCTTACGGTGAGGGCATCTACAAATTTGTAGGCAATAAAAAGTGTCATCCATTCAGGATACAATGGGCATTTTTATCTTAACTCAAAAAGTACGCAGTACGAGTTAACCAAAAGGATTTTTACGTCCAGTGACAAAATCTGAACGGTCAAACATAATGTTTGACAATATCACTGTCATCCGCTCTTTCAGCGTATTGACAGGCTTTCAAAAGAATATCATCATTATCCCCTCCAGCTAGGGTGTAATAAATGAATTCCGACTTGTGTCTTGACAAAGCCACGAGTCCATGGCAAGCTCCCATTATAGGGTGCTTACCAGAGTATAAATGATTACTGGTTCTAGTAAGTCTGACAAATATAACTTTGTCAAAACTACCCCCTTGAACCTCATGAGTTGTATAAATCTTACAAGATTTGAAACTCGGAGTAGCCAATAAACTGGCCTTCTCAGCTTGAGTATGCGTAACATACACAGCGGAGGCATCCACCTCAACCTGAGATAGAGCATTTATAGGTTTAACTTTAATAGACCTAAGAATGTGTCTTTTCGTCTTAACAGGCGTCTTCTTTCTATAGAAGAACTTAGACAAAGCATATACCGTATCAGCAGGATTTCGGTATGTAATTGTTTGTTTTACATGGTCACCTTTCAAAACATGGTGCTTCAGGAGAAACATATCATTCCTGGAAATGAATGGTATTTGTTCAGTGTCACCAAAGGCTATAACCTCTGACACACCGGCAATTGTGGCAGCAGCATATATCACCCCAGCATGTTGCATGAAACACTCATCAAACAACATTTTCTTTGCTTTAGGAGCATTGTTTGTCATCAGATAGGAATCGCAAGTTCGAATGAACCTACTTTTAACTAACTGGGACCCTTCAACAGCTTCTTTCAACTCAATTGCTGAGGATCTGTTGGAAGTTAGGAGTAAGTCTATATCATCTCCAACCATAGAGGCAATAGACTTAATCTTGGTAGTTTTTCCACAACCAGCAACACCGTCCATAATTGTGATTGAAAAATCACAGTTCATCTTCAAAGCTTTTTCCAGTGAAGGTATTACCTTCTCCACTGATGAGAAAACACAGGAATCATCAACAATGACGATTTCGTATTCTCTGAGAGATCGTACGCAGGCATCGGAAACATTTCCGGCATCATCCCACGTGAAATTCACATAACCGTTAACGGTATAACCTCTCTCATATTGAGCTTTGGGACCAACTTGGCGAGTAGATGTGGGTCCTACCCATCTATTCTCCTTAGGTAGAAAAATTCTTCTGGATTCATCTCCAGCCCAAACTGTTGAGAACCCATATTTCTTCCACCTGCAATGTTCACCAAGTTGTTGTAACCTGCTTTTTGAAATTTCAGCTGTCGACCTTAAATAGTCGATGGCTTCAGATATAGCATCCGAATAAGGGTTGCAATCTGGTACTACTTCATCGGCCGTCACTTTCTTGACAACGTCCGGCATCAATGGTTCTTCCACGGAAAGTCCCTTTGGAACCTTAGCATCAGGATGTGCTTTGGTCCAAGCAGCCAATTGAATAATCGCCTTTTCATACTCTCGGCGACTCTTTTCAGCTTTTTCTCTTTCAGCAATCTGCTCGCGCATCTTTAAGGCAACAAGAGCGCGTTGTTCCTCGAGCAATTCCTTAACACTAAGGACCTTCCCAGCATCACTTATCAATTTCTTCATATGAAGAACTCCAGTAAGTGGAACGAAGAATTGTGGATCGGAGACAAGAAACCCTTCGACTTCCATATATCCCGACAAAAAACCCTTAAAAAGGTTCCAGGAATTGCCCCAACGTTCATAAAGAGCACATTGCTCAATTGAACCATCATCACGAGTGTAGGTTTCCACACGAGTGGGAGTAGAACCAACATACGAAAGCAAACATCGCAAGGGTTCAAAGGCATAGTCGGAAAACAGTTTCCTATCATCAGGAATACCACCCTTCTGTTTGGTGGCATAATCCAACATTTCCCCAGTTGTTCTCAGATTGTTGATCATTCCCAATGACCTTGGAATGGCATCATAGATCTTCTTCACCCTATAATAAATAGTGGTGGCAACAGGTACGTAATCAACCAATTTGAGGGGAGTACCTGCGATCATGGTAACACCATTGATTATACAATGGTTAGTAGCTGAAGAAAGCATCGTGCAAATACTCTGAATAGCACTTTGCGCATCGACATTAGGTTTGTACTGTCGGAATGAAGCCTCACACACTCTGGATAAGACCTTCGTGTCAACCAGTATGTGTCTTCTGGACACCGCTTCTAAAGAAGGGTGTACTACTGACGTAATATCAGTAGCCATGACCAAAGTTTTTGACTTCAATTTGGTCAACCAGGCACAGGATCTTCCTGCATTCAACTCAATTCCAGGTTTATACCCGGAGCAATAGGTGATATCGATAATCATGACCCCATGAAAATCGGTTTTCCGCTCGACACGAAAGGCGGCATCACCTAGATCAACAGCATTGTAATGCAAATACTCCATAAGTGTAGAATACTTATGGTCATACCCTAAACAGGGTGCATCGACAAAGTCAAAATAAATTCTGTCTTTGTCCTTGTCCACATGCCAATCCAGATTGAAATGATCTATGTGACCCCTGTCTTTAATGTACATTTCGGGATCGATCATAACAGAACATATAAACTTCATCACTCCTTTCTTCCTTAAACTCTCACAGAGTTCACCTAAGGGTAAATCCGAAGTGGAATGGATTGCCATGGCATACTTACCTTGCAAGGAGCAGTCCTGGAATGTGTTCTCACAAAAATTTGGTTCGTGAACTTCATCAGGTCTGCTAGTCTTGTAGGTAGTGTACTGCATGAGACGCTCAGTATGGCGGGCACAGTCTCTCACGTCAAGAAGTGGGCAACAACAATGCACGTTGTACCTCCTTTGTTTTAGGTGAGAAATATAATTTCCACCCAAATCAAGTATTGTTTCATCAGTGTTACCAAAACACTGGTATATAAAGTCTGTCTCCAGTAAGCGGTGAGCCGCCGCGAAACTGTGTGAGGAACTCGATGAATTTGAAAAAATCACCGATCGACCCGGAAAATGTCTCTTGAGTAACGTCTGCTGTTCAGCCGTCAAATCAAAAGAAATCTTCAGTTGCTTGGACTCATCATTTAGTCCGAATGTCTTATTCAAAGACTGTTTCGCTTTCTCAGAGAAAGCCTTACCGACGGTAGTAGTCTCGTCAGCGCATTGCTTTTCCAGAACTTTAACCAAAAGTTCATGGACATTGGCAGCAGTGATCTCGGAAGAAGTCATGATTGATTTAAAATACGAACAACCACGTTCGTAAAACC